TAATTGCTTTTAATGGTGACTTAATAGGACTTACTGAGGGAACTCATATTTCCGGTAATTCTTTAACGGTTGTTATAAATGGTATCTGTGGTTCATTGAATCAGCGTGCATATTTTTATACATTATTTAAACCAGAGTCTTTTGCTTTACGTAAACCCTTTAGGGAATATGTAAATTTAATTACTTATGGAGATGATAATATTGGATCTGTGCATTCCGATTTACCTGAATTTGGTATCAAGGGTTTGTCCGAATTTTTAGCTGAATACGGTCAAATTTATACTATGCCCGATAAAGAAAGTGAGTTAGTTAGATTTCTCAAACCAGAAGATTTTGAATTCTTAAAACGTAAATCTATTTATTGTGATCAGAGAAAGTGTCATATAGGAGCATTAGTTGATAAATCTATATTTAAATCATTGCATTGTTATCTTCGTGATAAATCATCGGTTGACACTGAAGATATGGCGTGTGCTTTGAATATAGATACCGCATTGCGCGAGTGGTTTAACCATGGACGTGATGTGTACGAGAAACGTAGATCAGAAATGAAAGAAATTGCTAAAGAAGCAAATATTACATTTCTGTGTACCCGGCTTGGTTTAACCTATGATGATTTGGTCCAGGAATGGATCACACATTATAGGTCTTAGGGCCATTCCACACCCTCATAAAAGTGGATGGGCAGTTTTAATACTGCCTGCGGAGCAAAGCAAAATTATGCATATATTTGGATACCATATTGGATGTTAGTTTTACATGTTTATATTTTTCATAAAGGCTTTTATATGTAGGTTTAGCGATATTTATTGCGGTTTTACCAGCCGAACAAATATGTCTTGGATGGTGATTTAAGTGTTTCACCATCTTTTGTATAATGCACTTACTAAATTTTCATTTAGAACACTCCGTCGTAGTTCAAAGAAGTTACGCGACAGGGGTTTATTAAAACTTCTACCTCAAGTCGGTGTGGATTCACCGCAGTATTATAAGTATGAAACTTATAATATGTTAATTGTCATGGCCAGAAATTTGGATGTGGTCGACGAACTAAACTCTCGTTATATGTTCGAAGCTCAATCTTTTGTTGCTGTCCATGATAGTTTATTGCCACTTAGCCAAATAGCTAAGGAACTCAAATTATATTCTTCTGAATTGATGCGATTACCCTTAGATCCTCCTTTGACTATAAATGGCGATGTTTTTAGTCCTCAATCAGATGTTGAAGAAGATCAATTTCCTGAATCTGCATCTATGAGG